GCCGTCCATTAAATCATCAATAACATCCCAACCTGTGGTAATAGTATGTCGGGCTGCTTCATTGTAACGAGATGCAACATCGTTGATATAATCTAATCCAATATTAGTGTCTGCACCTGCTTTCATTGCAGAGTCCATCTTAGATTTGATTTCATCATAATTACCCATTTTAAGTAGAGTAACAGAATCCATGATAGCTCTTTTTATTTCTTGATTCTTACAAAATTTAAGAATTTCATCTTTTACAAAAGAAAGGTCGTCTGATTCCATGTATCGGAATACTTCTTTCAATTGTTCTAATACTGCAGTTTTAAGAATATCATTTTCAATTTCAGTTACTTTAACTTTAAGAACGTCTTTAGATGGAGGCGTTTTATATTCTCGAAAATGATCTAATATAACTTCAAGCAACCAACTATTTGAATCAGATTCGAAATAATCAGGTTGAATAATATCAGCAATTTGCTGTAAAAATATTCTATCCGTAAATAATGCTGCTATGACTTTGACTTGAAATCCAAATCCGTATTCACTTAATTTATCTGTCATATAACCATTATATAAAATAATATAGTAAAATCAAATATTATTTGTGTGTTTGTTTTGCAAATGCATTCAAAGACAACCATGTATTGTTTAACCAGTCTGGTAAATTTTTCATGATTGCCCACATTTTATCTTCATAAAATAATCGTTGAAATTCCGAACGATTTAATTCTGATATAGGCTGTTCCATGATGCCTCGTATTTTGCTAGCAGTTTGTGCTGGAATATCTAATAATTTGATATTCATTAGTTGATAGTTTTGTTCGATGATTCTTGCATTATCTAAAATCTTTTGATATGATTTAGATTCTTTAAGATTGTTTCGACTTTTATCTATCAAAGCATCAACTGAATATTCTTCTGGTTGTGCTAATTCCGGAATTAATTTTAATATAGTCTTTGGACCAATACCATTTACTCCAGGAATATTATCAGACGCATCTCCCGTAAATGATCTGTAAATAACCATGTTGTTAGGATGCACTCCAAATTCTTCTTGAACTGCTTCTACATCATACATTTTCTTTTTGATAGGAGACCAAACTTGTATTCGATTGTCTACCAATTGATAGAAATCTCTATCCGTAGAAACAATAGTAATCTTTTTGCAAGTATCTTCATACATTTGTGCAATATAAGCAATTGCATCATCTGCTTCAATACCATCTATTGCCATGAATGTTACTGGCAAGTTATCTAAATAAGAAACTAAACGACTGAATTGATGTCGCATTGATTCTTGTTCATCTTCAATTGTCGAGTCATGATGATCGTGTCTACGTAGCTTTGTTTTGTTTGCTCGATTTGCTTTGTAATCTCCGTAAATCTTTTTGCGTTTAGCAGAACCACCTCTGCCATCAAATACAATCACACAACGAGTTGGTTTAAAGTCTCGGACCGTTTTACCTACTGAATAAAGAAATCCAGTAATGCCGCCGATATGGTCTCCATCTTCGTTATAAGCAGGTGTTGCGCCAAAACTTCTAATAAAGGTATTGAGTCCGTCAAATACCATGAGATGATCATTAACATCTAACGGACCCGAATTCCTTTCTTGTTGTAACTGTTTGAATAATTCTTGATACTTATTCTTCATCATAAACTTCATCGGTAACAATTACATCATCAATACCACCGTCAATACCGGCTTGATATTTGAAGATATAAGCATCACATATTCTTTGATATAACCGTTCTTTTGCTTCTTGGTTTGCAATAACCTTTTCCACAAAGTCTTTGCTTTGAAATTTAATTTCGCCAAACGTTTCACCCGTGTTCATATCTACATCTTCCATAGTATACCAAGCACCTGATTGCTTAACTAAATCAAACTTCTTCATTACTTCTAACCAACCACCATAATTATCAATTCCACTATCATAGTAGATATCATAATTAATTTTACGATGTGGCGGACCCATACGATTCTTCACAACTTGGATTTCTGTTTTACTACCTACCACTTGTTCAACGCCTCCTAATTTAGCTTTGATCATTCCGGTATTTTTCAAACGAAGTCTAACTGATGCATGGAATGGAATTGCCTTGCCACCTGCAGTTGTCCATTGGTCTCCAAATGATACGCCCATTTTCGTACGAAGCTGGTTTGTAAAAATCAAACAAATTCTTTCTCGTGCAATCCAATTAGTTACTTTACGCATTGCCTTTGATAAGATAATTGATTTTGATGTTGCATAACCATCTTTATCATATTCTGCAGACATTTCGATTTTTGTAGATGCACCCATGATTGAATCCACTACAATTGTAACTAATCGATCTTTATCTGACTTACGAACACCTTCAACAATTGTTTCAATAGTTTCAAAAATTTCTTCAATTGTTTCTAATGGGACATAAAGCATAGATTTTAAATCAACTCCAATTGCTGTTAGAAATTCTGAGCTGACTGCTGCTTCCGTATCAATATAAACTGCCAATCCACCTTTCTTTTGAGTTTCAGCTAAAGTGTGTGCAGCTAATAATGATTTACCTGATGCTTCTAATCCGGTAACTTCAGTGATCCGCCCCACAGGAAAGCCTCCATGGGGGCGGTTTGAAATTGCTAAATCAAGCATCGAGCATCCGGATGAAATCCACTCTGATACATTGCTTGGTGCATCTTCATCACCTGCTAAAAAGAACGCAGTCTTAAGATTTTGTCCTTTAAATTGTTTGTTGATACTATCCGCTAATGTATTTGCTAGAGCGTCTTCTAGTTCCAGTTTACTTTTACTCTTTGCCATTTATAACTCCTTCTTAATTAAAAAGATCATCAAATGCGTCTGCAACGCTTTCTACTTTTGTAGCTGCTGGTTTAGATGCTGCTGGTGCTTCTGACGCCTTTGTATCTTCCTCTTCTTCTACATCAGAGTCTGCAGATTCTGGATTCATCCATTCTTTTAATGCTGCTTCTAATTCTTCAAAAGTTGGCTCAGGAAATAAATCAGTGATTTCTGGTTGATTCATGATTTTTTGTGCAATCTCTTTATCTTCAGTTGCTGGCTGAGTGTTAGGTTTAACACGGATTGCGGTTTTAGGATATGATCCTGCACCTTCTGCTGGTGTAAATTCTACATCAATATCACGACCATTCATTAAGTCGGTAATATCTCCGTAATCTGGATCTGAAATAATTGATAACAATTCTGTGTAAATTGTTTTACCAAAGCCCCAAAACTTTACTCCTTCAGATTCTTTACCACGAATAATAACAGGAACATAAGTACGCATCTTAGGTTCAATTTTACGACCCATTAACCAATCTTCTTTGTCGCCAGTCTTTTTAAGTTTGTCAGCAAATTCTACGATTGGATCTGCATTACCAAATGTAATTGGCGATAGCATAGATCTTTTACTAATGTCATAGTGGAAATACAATTCTAAGAAAGGATTTTCTTTGCGATGCACGTAAGGAACGATTCGAACTCGTGTCTTGCCTGCTTCAGGCTTCCATACGTTGTTTTTCTTGTCATCGGTTTTGTTTAATTGATTAAGTTTTGCTTTGATAGCGTCAAGGTTAAGTGCCATAAGTACTCCTTTAGTTAATTAAGTTAATAAAATATAAAAATATAATTACAATATAAGTAATTAATTGGTTAATTCAAAGTAAAATGTTAAATTTATTTATAATAAATATCAGTTCCAAGTAAATTTCTTAAAGAATACTAATTCAATAACGCGGAATCCTGCATCATCTGTTAGGATGAATGAATTCTGATAATTACTCCAATCTAATTGATATGTTTTGTCCAATACACCATTGTTTACTGCTCGTATAACTTCATTAAGAGCATTAACTGTATATAATGTATTGGTTTCTTTTTTACGGTGTATGCTAATTGTATTCTGACCTCTTTGTGTAGTTGCATCTGCATTATACGTACAATATAAATTGTCTGCAGCTTCTGCGTTAGCAAATACAAATATTCTGCGTTCTGGTATTACATAACTTTGTTGTATGTAATCGGTTACTATGTTTAAATCTGATCTATGTGCAAATGTGCAAAGTAATTGTGTTTTCAATGATTATCCTTGTTGTTGTAAATATGGGTAATTTTGAGATGCTGGCACTGATCGCAATACAAATCTATATCTTCCCTGTGATAACGAATCAATTACAAATGCTTCTGGATTTGCTATATGAGGTTGTGGATTTCTTTTATTATAATAAATTAATCCTAAAATTTCTTTAAAGAAATTTTCTTTAATAGCAGTTAATTCAGAAATAAATTCTCTAGGTTCTTTAATAAACAAATTTCGTTCTACTCGTTTAAACCAAAGAACTGCATTAGTATTAATATTATCAATTGGTTCTCCAATTCTTACGCCGGTAGGATTTTCTTCACCAGCTCCTAGCTTAATTTTTTCAGCGTCATCATCTGAAATCCAATATGATTGAGTTTCGCCGCCGGCTGCGACAGTTAATCTTGTATCTCTAACATCAGTATCTAATTCGGTTTGGTAAAAGATTTCGTGTAATTCTTTAAATCCTTCATACCAATTATAAAATGCAGATTTTTTCCATTCCATTCC